CTATGGGGTCATTTTCGGTCGCTGTCCCTCGGGACGACCTCAATCCTCGATCCGCTTGACCGCTTTCAGGCAGTGGGTCAATAGATTCACCAGCGGAGGAATCAAATTATCAAATAACTGTCATTGCTGACCCCTTAAGTTACAAAGATTACATCCGTTTCCAACTACTATTTTATACTATTACGATAGTATACATTAATTTATGATCCTCCTCGACAAACTGATTTGTCAACTGTATTTAACTGCAATTATGACCATTTCTTATATGTCTGGCTATCTAACCTAATGCATCACTTGAGGGATCGAGGGGAGGGGTAAGATTAGTGCAATACATGCCGTCCAACATTTAAGGGGCTTACGAGAGTTCGTAAGGGGCTTATGAAAAGCTGTAAGGGGCTTATGGAAGTTCATAAGGGGCTTAATTGCACAACATTTTAGGTATAATGTAGTGTAGTTTCTCCTCGAGAGACTGTGATTTAACCTATAATATGGCTGTTATCGGTCATCATGGCATAGATATATGGTAAGTGTATATGGTAAGGACATAGTAAGGACATAGTAAGGATATAGTAAGGATATGGTAAGGTAATAGTATGGTAATAGTATGGTAATAGTATGGTAATAGTATGGTATGGTATATGTTAGTATATGTTAGTATGTGTAAGGAGTGAAGATGGTGTGTATATGATATATGTTGGTGTATGTATTGATATGTGCATAGTGTGATGATAATAGTATGTGTATGGTGTGATGATAGCACAGATATGTGGTGAGTGTAGTGTGATGGTGGTGATCCTCGATCATGGTGGGTGTGTGTGGATAATAAAGGTATGGGGTGACCACCCAGTACTTGGGGCGGGGCGGCTCGTCATATATATGTACCACGCTTACACCAAACGGTAGAATAAACAGGTTGACAAAGATAACATAATGGTTTTAATATCTTCTATGTTTGTCACAAGAAAAACGCACAATAAGCTGCTAGAAGAGCAGAGGGAAAGCAAGAAGGTAATCGATATTTATACTGAATTACTGATGCAGGTTTATGGTATAATAAACGACTGGAATGACAATAAGATGGGTAATTTACGGGCAATATCCACTATTTACTCTATATTCAAGTCCAAGACTAGTATGATTGACAAAGAAACGCAATTTAATGATTTGAAGGACATGGTAGAGGTGAGGGAAGTGGTCAATGAATAGTGTAAACATAGATTATATCAGCGAATGCATTGAAATGTTCGGTGAAAAGGATACATTGAAGGCAGACGGGTTTGATGATTGTATAGTTGGGATGGACACAAAGCAGAGGTTAGTTTATAACAAGGAGTTAATGATAAGCAAGTTAGCCAGGGACATGAGCAGGGAGGAGGCTGTGGAATATTTTTATTTTAACATAGAGGGAGCGCACATGGGGGATCATACTCCGATATACATAGATGTTTTTGATATTAAGATGGAGGACAAATGAACTTTTTCGTAGGATTTATGTTTGGGGCATTTTTCATGTTTTTATTTTTAGGTATTGCAATGATAGCGAAGGACGAGCATACTATAGAGAAGAGAAAGAGGTTAGAGCAGCGGCGAAATGAGACAGGATCGCCCTGGAACAGGCAATGACATACACAGGTTTATGTGAATTATGCAACGGTAATCCTTGTGTGTGCATGGAAAAGTTCTGTGAGCATGAGGTAAAGACATATCAGCCAAAGGAATGGGACACAAACATACCAGAGACGTACACTTGTGATGATTGTGGCAAGGAGCTTGATATTCCCGAGCCAGACTGGGATTTAATGAGGAAGGAATGACGGATAATAATTATGACTGGAAGAGATTAAAAAGGAGTGGTGATTGGGAATACAGAGGAGACATTGAAGATCCTAGATATATGAAAGAACGGACAGCGTTTTTTGAGAAAAGCGGTAATGGCTGGTGGATATATGCAGGACATCCGAGCAAACGTCTACCCAGGTGGTGGAAGACAAATAAGGAGAAATAAAATGGAATACATATTAAGAAACACTGGTACAATTGCGGTTAATTTACCTTCAGAAGTGTGGAAAGATGCAGGTTGGAATATTAATGATAAAATTGATGTAATATTATGTGAGATGTATAGCGATGAAGGCATTCAAACGCATTATACATTAAGTGTTGAAAGAATAGAAGACGATAAAAAATTTCGCACAACTATTATGGGGAAAAGGAGAATTTAAATGAATAAGATCAGCACATGGGTAGCGTTATTGATAGGTATGACCACTCTTGTAGGGGCAATGTTCGCTTTAGACAGCAGATATGCCAAGACTGAAGAGATTTCAACCATAAAGGACTATGTACAGCAGATCGATAAACGGTTGGATATAAAGATTTTAAAGGATAGAGCTAATGCGTTACAGGAACGTATGTGGAAGATAGAGGACAGGTATGGCATGGAAGTGGCAGAGATGTCAGAAGAGGTACGAGACCAGTACAGAGAGCTTAAAAAAGAGTATGATGAGATCATGGAGCTAATTAAGAAGGACAAAAAAGATGAAGAACCTAATTAAGACCAGTGATCTTTGCAATATGCTGGGAGTAACCAGGCAATGTGTTTATAAATGGCGTAACTTTGACCATGATCCCATGCCAGTTGCTATTGATAACACGAAGAAACAGATCAGCAGCGGTAGAGGTAAGACTATAAGATTCAATTTAGACGATGTAATAGAGTGGTTAAACAGTAATGGCAAAGAAGATAAGGCAACCAAAGTTTTACACAAAAAAGAGGACTAATTCAGGCAGGTATATAACAATTGCGGAGGGAGAGACAAGAAAAGAGCTGATTGACAGCATTAAAAGAGACAGTGAAACATATCAAAAGAGAGAAGGAGATGTAAAATGGCAAAGAGAATGATTGATTCTGATATCTGGAAGAGGCGTTGGTACAGAGAGTTGCCAGTAAAGATAAAGGCAGTGTGGGTATATCTTATAACTATATGCGATCATGCGGGCATTTACAGTGTAGATCTTGATGCCATGAGTTTTTTTATTGGTGAGCAGGTCACGGATGAAGAGGTTATGAAGTGGCTTGGCAACAGGATAACGGTGATAGATAACGGCAAGAAGTGGTTTATACCAAAGTTCCTTGTTTTTCAGTATGGAGAGCTTAATCCTTCCAATAGAGTTCATAAATCAGTATTAGATAAATTAGAAAATAACAATCTTTTCAGTGTTAACGGTTTTATAAAAGAAGGGTCTACGGAAGGGTCTACGGAAGGGTCTACGGAAGACCCTAAGGATAAAGATATAGATAAAGCTATTAATAAAACTAAAGTAAAAGCTAAAACTAAAATAAAAGTAAAAAGGTTTAAAGCACCAGCACTTGAAGAATGCATTGAATATTTCAAGGAAAAGAAGTATACTAATGCTAAAAATGAAGCAGAGCGATTCTTTTATTTTTATGATTCTAAAGGCTGGATGGTCGGTAAAAATAAGATGGAGAGGTGGCATTCCTCTGCTGCTAACTGGATGAACTCTGAAAAAAGAATTGAAAACTCAAGGGTCTACATTCAGGAAGGCGACCTGGAAAAGAAACCTGATTTTTAAAGGAGAAATATAATGAAACTGGATTTTCATCATAAACTATTCGGCTATCTGACCAGTAACTGTATTTGTGATCGGTGTGCTGTGGGAAGTTGTCGAATGGGTTGCGGAGAACTGGAAACCGTATGGATCAAAGAAAAAATGGCTTAATAACACTATCTCCGACCTGGTGGTCGAGACTGGCTTGGCTCTTTGGATGGTACTCTGATTGAGCGATCACGATAAGAAAGTAATGATTGCTGGGCTGAAGAAGTATTTCAAAAAGAAATATTATGCCATGATAGATAAGCTGGATACCACAGATGTACAGGCATTATGGAATACACTTAACGGCAAAGCCTGAAGTCTGTGGAAGACAAAATTAAATTCAGACCCCATGCTGGAAAACAGACTGAATTTTTAAAATGCAATGCCAACTGGGTCTTCTACGGAGGAGCCAGAGGTGGAGGAAAATCGCTTATGCTGGCGTGGAAGGCTGCCCTGACACCCCGAGTCTGGCACTACGAGCGAGGCAGAAAAGAAATATCCAAGAAAGAAGCTGATATACTCAAAGCGCAGGGCAAGGGCTTCCAGATAAAGATCGATGCCATATCTATTGATTACCCAGATTATATCGCACTGCTGGTAAGAAGAACCTATCCCCAGTTAGAGAGAAACCTGAAACCAGAATGTGACAAGCTGTATAAGCTCTACGGGGCAAGCTGGCAGGAAAGGAACAAGTGTTATCTCTTCCCCAGCGGTGCGAAGGTTTACCTGGTACACTGCCAGGACAGACGAGCGTTGGACAACTATATCGGGGGAAACTATAACTTCATCGGCGTGGATGAGGCTAACCAGTTCCCAGAGGACTGGATCGAAGAGCTTTCCACATCAGCCCGTACTGACAATGAATTGCTGACCCCGCAGGTATGCCTGACTTCCAACCCTGGCAATATCGGGCATATATGGCTCAAAAAAAAGTTCATCGATACCTGCACGCCTATTAAAATGGGGCAACCAACATACAGCCAGGACTTCGATGTCCATTACCAGAAATTTAAATCGAATGAAGTCTATATTGACAGCGAGGGCATTTCCTACAAGTATATACCCGCCACTGTATTCGATAATCCAACACTTTTGAATAATGATCCCATGTATGTGCGTAAGCTGAAAAACCTGAATCCTATCCTGCGTGCCATGTGGCTTGACGGCAGGTGGGATGTCTTCGCTGGCACGTTCTTCGATAACTGGAATCCCATGCACCATGTGGTCTCCAGGTCTCAATTTCAGTTCAACGTCCACTTCAGCAAAAGAACCCATATACTCTACAGGTTTTATGACTATGGAACCAAAGCACCGTTTGTCTGTTTGTTTGCCGCAGTGGATCGTGATCAGAACATGATTATATTCGATGAGATCACGGAAACGGGAATGTCTGCCTCAAAACAGGCAAAGCTGGTAAATGAGTATACATTTGAGAAATATAAGCTGAAAGCAAGTGACTTTCTGGATGATATTGCCGATCCTGCCTACTGGACTAAACATTCGGAAAAAGAGGGTATGCTCTACTCGCCCGCTAACTTCTATGCCGACGAGGGAATCTATTTATCAAGGGCAAACAATGACCGCAAAGCAGGCGCAAAAATAGTCTATGAAGGGCTGGAAGTACCCGATGAAGGCGATCCTAGAATCAGGTTTACAGAAAATTGTATACAATGTATTGAAACTTTTCCTAATTTACCATCGGCGCAAAACGACCCTGAAGATATAGATACTAAAGCCGATGACCATCATTATGATGCTTTGAGGTACGGATCTATTAAAGTTCTTCCAGGTCTGGCTATTTCTGAAAAACGTAAAAAGGGATGGCGATATCGCATCAAGAATAAATTTTCTGAAGGCACACATAGCTGGAAAACAGCCTAATGGCTGAAAGATTATATACTAAAAATACGCCCCCTGGCGCACAATACGCCGCTGGAGTCCTGTCAAAACAGGCTGATAAAGTATTGAAATGCTGGAAGTTCAGCCGTGACTCCTTTGATAAAGCCAGGGAAGAATCTGAAAAAGCGGTAAGATACCTGAATGGCGATACGTTTACCTCCACCGAGGTGACCAATGCCACAAAATATAAAAAACCATTACTGAAATATAATATTATTACCCCGATTATCTCGACTCTCGTTGGGAATGAACAGCTCAACCGCAAGATAGCAAACTTCAAGCCCAATACCGTAGAGTCCGTGCAGACAGCCGATATACTCCAGTCACGCTGGAGAGCGTTAGTGGACGAGCAGGACATCGAGGATAAACTGCAAATCGCCTTTATCGATGCCCTGACAACCAAACTTGGCGGTTGGATACAAAGATCATGGGAGATCAACGAAGAAGGCTATCTTGATTTTAAATACGAGGTGGTCAATAATTTCCGTGTTTATATAGACCCAGAGACCAGGGCAAATGACTACGAGCTGCAGCACTGCCGCTGGATCATCAAGGAAGGCTGGGAACCGCTGGATGTGCTGTCAGAAAAATATTCTTTCGATCCCTATGACCTGAAAACAGAAAGATCAAGCGACTGGTGGTATACGCTGTCGCAGACCATCCGCAGAATGACGGACAAGGTCTATTCCTCTAACCTGGAAAACTACGATAAGGTCAATGACCGCTACCGCATACTTGAAATGCAGGAGCGGATAACGACCAAAATGGTCAATGTTTTTGACGGTGTGGACTATATGATCATGACCCGCAAAGACTATAACAGGCTCAGAAAAGAAAACCCGAGCCTGATGATGGTCAATGAGTTCAATAAAGACCAGATGCACGTGACTACAATAGTTCCCTATTTCAAGAACCTTGTCGTGCAGGATGAAATCGTTGAACAGCCCACAGCAAACTTTGATGTTTTTCCAATCTGGAGCTATAACTACAATGTCCAGGTCAACGAACAGACATCTCTCGTCGATCACCTGCTGGACATCCAGGATGATGTAAATAAAGCCAAGTCGCAGATCAGGGACTATGTTACTCAGATCCTTTCAGGCGGCATATTTATCGACAAGCGTGAGAAAGAGACCATCAAGGCACTCAAGGAAAAAGGCAACCAGCCGAATATGGTCTATGAGCTGAACAATCCCGCTATCGTTCCGCAAAGGCTGTCTCCCAGCACACTGCCTCCAGATATTTTGATGAATGCGGAGAACAGCGTTCATTTTGCCCAGCGTGTATCGCTTATATCAGAGGCAATGAAAGGCGAAACAGCAAGGTCTGGAGAATCTGGCGTGCTGTTTGAGCAGAAAGTGCAACGGGCAGCGGCAGCCATCAACCCCTATTTCAGGAACTTGAGCAGACTGCGGAAAGTTATGGCTAAAGACTTTGTTGATAACTTCGCTTTTGTCTATGCCGAAACAGACAGGGTCATCAGGGTCAAGGAAGGCGATGTGTTTAACGAGATGATAATTAATTTAAGTGTCGGCAGCAAGATGCTCAACGATGTACGCAACCCATCCATCTATGTGGAACTGGACGAGGGTGAAAGCAATATCACCCAGAAAGAAGAAAACTTTAATAAGATGCTGGCACTGTCTAATTTGATCGGACAGATCAACCCGTCACTGGTGGACATCAGGACAATAGTGGCAAGCTCGCCTATACCAGGAGCAGAAAAATTTGTTGAATATATAGACCAGACCATGCAGATGCAGAGTGAAGCTGCACAACAGCAGAATGAACTGGAAAACACCAAAAAGGTGCTGGATAACGTCAAGATAGAGCGGGGCATGGTCACTGACGAGGAAAAGTTGCGCCTTGATGCAAACAAAGTAGGAAAGAAGTAATGGCTGGTTTAAAAGAAAAATACGCAGATAAAAAGAAAAAGAAAAAGAAGGTATACAAAAAGATTTTAAAGTTAAGAAGAGTAAAACCCGAGCTAGTAAAACCCAAGCGAGTAAAAAAAGCTCCAAAAATAGCCAAAGACAAAAAAAGCATAAAGTATCGAGTAGACGACCCCGATTATGTAAGAAAAGAAAAATCTTTTTACAGAGAGGAGAGGTTAAGGAAAATTGGGGCAAAGGTTGGGTTGGCATTGGCAGCAGCAGCCGTTGCTGCGCCTAAAAGAAAATTAGAAAAAAGAAAAGTGCCAGATAAAAAGATTAGTGCAGGGAAGGCGGCGGCAAGTAAGGTCGGTGGTGCTGTATCTATTGCTGCATCTCTTTCCGCAGTTGGTGGAGCAATTGCAGGAGGAGTAGAAACGCTCAGCTTTAAAATAAAAGAAAAGAGAAGACGAAGGTTATTAGAGAAAATGAAAGAAAGAGACAAAAAGAATTTAAAAAAGAAATAATGGCTGGACTAACAGCAGAAAAGGCAAAGAAGATTTTAAAAGACGGTATGGTGAACGGCAAACCGCTGACCAAGAAACAGAAGGCATATTTTGGTCTTATCGTTGGCGGTGGTAAATCAAATAACACACACCATTCGTCACATAAACGTATGAAAAAATATGTTTGATAGCATAGCCAACATTCCTATTATCCCGACCACTATACCAAAAAAAAAGGATATAAAGATTCCCTATAATAAAAAAGATGCTTTGCGGAATATATATCAAGTCAAAAGAAATAACATAATTAACAAGAGGAAACAAAATGGCAGATAATAAAGAACCAGAAGTCCAGGTAGATCCTGTTCTTCAAGAAGAGTTACAAGAGCTGGAACAGAAGTTTGAGCCAACTGCTAAACCAGAAGAAAAAAAGAATGAATCAAATTTAAATATTTTAGAAAAAGATGGTGATCTGTATCTTCGCAGCGAATCCGACGATGTGGAATTTGATGTCGATCCCGATAAGGGACAACCGATTCAGAGACTGACAGATTCCGATGATCACAGCACCGATGGAAGTGAAACGTCTTCGTTTGAGGGTAAGACGAGAGAAGACCTGATTAAATCGTTGGAGGACTCCCAGAAAATGATCGGGGATCAATCCAGCGAGATTGGTGATCTCCGCAAGCTAACGGCAAATGATGAAGATTTGTCAGAAGCAGAATTACTTGAACGCCTGACAGCTAATGATATTTCGGATGCTTTGTTAACTGAAAAGACAAAGCTGGATGAGATCGATCCTTATGACCTTGAAACTGTCGATGAACAGAAAGGGGTCATAATGGAAATGGAAAATGATCTGATCAATAAACGAACTCAAGAGCATATTCAGGCACGATTCGATAACCGTGACAATGAATCGTTTGTTTCTACAATGAAACAACGCTTTAAAGACGACGGTATCGAAATCGGGGAAGATGATTTTAATGCTGTAAGTAAAGAAGCTAGGGGTTATGCTGAAAATGGGCTGTTAACCGAGAGATCGTACCACAAAGCCTTGATTGATAGGTTTGATGTGGAACAGGTAACTAAATATTACCAAATGTCGGGTGAGCGTAAAGCCAGGAACGACATTCAGAATGCTTCAGCCAAGCAGACTGAAAAGGTCGATGTACGTGGTACTGGCAAGAATGCTAAAATGACGAGGATCGCTGACCTCTCTACAAAAGAAATCCGCAACACTCTCGAAAACCTTTCAGTAGATGAACTCCAGAGGCTTTACGGACAGTTAAATAAATAACACTAAACAGGAGTAAAATAGTATGGAAACAAGTCAAACTTGGATTGCAAATGTTGAAATACTTAATGCTCTGCTTCGCAAAGAAAGCTGGTTCAATACCTTTTGGGCGCAGTTTTCTGGCAATGTTGATATTTCCCAGGACGATAACGGCAACCCCGTTTACCGCCCATCGGGAAATCCCATCGAGATCTTAAGCGACTATGTAGCACAGGGTCGGGACAATATGTTGATCCCGTTCTTGAGCGATCTGTCTGGCGCACCTGTGTACGGTGATACCACTTTGAAAGGCACTGGTGAAGACCAAGC